CCGGCGGTTAAACACTCTTGGGGGAATGTTGTTTCATCCGTTCCGATGTATGCCTGAAACTCTTCCAACGTAATAGCCATGAGAACCTACTAAGCGGCGGTTACGTCTAGTTTGACGATCGTTTTCGATCAGTTGCCACCGTTGTCAATGACCGCCGGTGAAGTTGTAAAGTTTAGCGTCGAACTAACCGTCAAGGCTAACGTTCACACGCCAGACGCTACCCCGCCGGTATTCTTTGGTCTAACCAAGAAAACCTCGTAACCCTTTGCCATGACCGGCACTATCAAAGTCGAGGGCTTGAAGGAAACTATCAAAGACCTTCAAGCCCTTGGCGTTGAAAAGCAAGCATTCGTAGACATCAACTACGAAGCGGCGCAGATCCTTATGAGCGCGGCTAGCCCACTCATTCCGGTACGCACCGGAAAACTAGCGGGTACTATGCGCGCATCAAAGACGGTTCAATACGCGCAAGTTTCGTTAGGTCGAGCATCGGTACCGTACGCCCCACCGATTCACTACGGTTGGTTTTACGATCGCAACAACTTCATTAAAAAGAACATCAAGCCAAACCCATTCTTGGCAAAAGCCCTAAGCCAAAACTACGAAGAGATCATCAAGCGGTACAATGAATCCGTACAAAAGGTTCTAGACCGATTTAATTTTGGAGATTAAAAACCATGAACATAGACTTCAACAGCCTCACCCTCGACGAAGTAGAACTAGTCGAAAACCTCACACAGAAAAGCATCGAAACGATTATGGATGACGGCGTACCACGCGGGCGCGCACTCAAAGCGTTGGTCTTTATTTTGCGTAAGCGAATCGACCCGGAGTACACAATCGAACAAGCGGGCAAAGTAAACCTAGCCGAAGCCGCCGAAATTTTTCAGAGTGTAAACAACCCAAAAGGATAAGAGAGGAACAGGCGGCAAGGATGGCGCAAATTTGCCTAGCGGCTAAGATCAGCCCTAGCGAATACAAAGCCCTAACTCTCTACGAGTACCGGGCATTCATAAACGCGCTAACCCAGAAACCTAATGACGACCTATGGCTACCCTAAATTTTAAATTCGTTGCTAACGATGCCGGACTAAAATCGGGCGTAGCATCAGCCAAAGGTCACCTTGACGATCTAGACGGTAAAACAACATCCGCCGGTATAAACATCGGTAAGACTTTTGCCGCGATGGGCGGGGCGTTTCTTGCCGCCGGTATTGTTCGAGGGTTAGGCGACGCCGCCAAAGCCGCCGCCGACGATGAGATCGCGCAACGTCTTTTAGCCGATCAGTTGGTGAAGACTACCGGGGCGACCGACACACAGGTTAAAAGTGCCGAAGACTTCATAACCAAAATGTCACTTATGTCGGGAGTTGCCGACGACAAACTACGCCCGGCACTAACTAACGCCGTTCGTGGAACCGGCGATCTTGGTGAAGGTCAAAGGCTACTCGCGATCGCGATGGATGGCGCGGCGGCATCGGGTAAGCCACTAGACACCGTTCTCGGCGCGCTTATCAAAGCAAGCAACGGCAACCAAACCGCCCTCTACAAACTTGCCCCGGAACTAAAAGCATCGAAGGGCGGTATCGACGATTTCGCCGCATCGGTCAAGGGTGCCGCCGAAGTATCAGCAAACCCATTCGACAAGTTTAAAGTTTCGATGGATGAAGCCAAAGAGAAGATCGGCGCGGCACTACTGCCCGCACTAAGCGAACTAATCAAGGTTGTCACCCCGCTAGTAGACACTCTCGCCCCGGCACTCGCCAACGTGATCAGCGCACTCTCACCGATCTTTACCGCACTCGCGCCGGTAATTGTTCAGGTTGTAATGGCGTTGTTGCCGTTGCTACCGCCGGTTTTAGATCTAGCCAAAGCGGTACTGCCACTTATTACCGATCTACTGCCGCCGCTTGTTGGACTATTCGCGGCACTTGTACCGATCATCGTGCCGATCGTAGACACGCTAACAAAGTTACTAGTACCAATTTTGAACACCGTGATCGGCGTACTCAAAACCGTAGTCACTTGGGTCGGTGAAACACTCAAAGGTTTCGCCCCGGTCGGCAAGGGAATCGAAGACGCCTTCAAAGGCATCGGCGGATTCTTTAAAGGCATGATCAACGGATGGATTAACCTATTCGAAGGTTTCATCAACGGCGTAATCGACGGCATCAACGGCATCATCGACGGCATCAATTTCGTCGGTAAGTATGGTCCGATTAAATTCAGCATCGCAAAACTTGGAAAAGTGAACATCCCGAACCTAGCCGAAGGCGGCATCATCCCGGCAACCCCGGGCGGGCGTCTAGTGAACGTCGCAGAAGCCGGAAAAGCCGAAGCCGTGATCCCCCTAGATCGTTTAGGCGAATTGGGCGGCAAAGGTCAGACCGTGAACGTTTACATTAATCAGGCGGTAACCGCGCAGACCATCATCGACGTACTAAACAAGTACTCGCGCGCAACCGGCACATCGATAGCGTCGGTTCTAGCATGACCGAAATCGCTAACTTCGACATAGCCCAAAACGTTAAAGTCGAAATGTTTCTACCGGACTTAGTCAGCAACGTTTTTATCCTTGGCGTTTCGCTACTCGGATCCGACGACGTATTAGCCGGAAATTGGTTTATCTTGGGCGAATCGTTGCTAGGCGGCACCGACGTGCTAAGCGACGGTAACCCGGCACTCGCGTACACGTGGCAACCCCTAGAAGCGATCACTAGCCAAGTGACCACGTCAATCGGCGGCACGATCCAAGACTCACTTTATTTTCAACCCGCCCCCGGATCAGCGTCGATCGTCATGAAATCATTCGACTATGACCCATCGGTGAACAAGTCAATTCGCCCGGGCGCGCGCATCCGCGTACGTGCCACCGATGGCGTCGTCGATCAATACCTTTTTAATGGGTATGTGAAAGACGTAAACGTCGGTTATGGTGCCGAAGGCGACGGATGGAATAGCATCCGCATTACTGCCCTAGACGCGCACAGCCGCATCATGTCTACCCGCGTAGCCACTTACGACACTACGATCTATCATGGCGGCAACCATGCCACACCATTAGAAGCGATCACGTTAGCAGTCACCGAAGCCGGGTACACCATGTCAGCGCAATCGGTCGCACTAAATCACAAAATGCCGACAGTCGATAAAACCGACGTGATCATCAACGAATTCATTAACGACGCACTCGCAACCGGGTTAGGCGTAATGTGGATCGACCCGGCAACCGAAGAAGTCATCGTGATCCCCCGCCCGGTAAACACCATCGTCGCACCCGAAGGCACTTGGATCATCGGCAACGATCACGGCACCCCGTACCATCTATGTATGAGCGACATCGGCGTCAAGTCCGACGGCGACGTCGTATTCAACTCGCTAAGAGTCGCAAACAAAAACGACGCCAACGAATACGTCGTAAAAATAGATCAAGACTCAATCGACCTTTACGGCATCATCGCCAAAGACGTATCGATCAACACTACCCCCGACGGACAACTAGTGAAATGGGCGAATGAAGTATTCGCGCAATCTCCTACCCGCATCGTGAACCAAATTAAATTGCCGGCAGTAAACAATCTCGGCGCGCTAACCGAACCGGCGTTTTTCAACCCCGGGCAACTTGTCGGCGTGAAGTACACGAAAACCCCGCTAGTAATCGATGAAAACTACACCATCACAAAGGTGAGCCATTCCATCGACGCCGTCGGATGGAACACTACAATCGATCTATGGAAGGAATTCTAAACTAATGGCATTCAAGGACTTTGCGAACGGCTACCCGCTTAACGCTAGCGAACTAGACACGTACCTCATGCGTCAGACCGTCATGGTATTCACCGACGCCGCCGCACGTACCGCCGCACTCGCGGGCATCGAGTCCGAAGGTATGTACACCGACATCACCGGAACCGACACCCTAGAACGCTACAACGGCACCGCATGGGTTCAGGTCGCCGGATCAGGTTCAACACTCACCCGCCCGGTACTAGTCAGCCCGCAAGAAAACATTACGATCAGCGCAACCGCCGCGACCGGTACCGTACACCTCGACGTAATCACCCAAGCGGATCTTTACTACACCACCAACGCATCGGCTAACTTCACCCTAAACATTCGCGGCAACGCATCGACAACCCTAAACAGCATCTTGGCGATCGGTGCCACGCAGACCGTGACATTCCGCAACACCAACGGCGCGACCGCGTACTACCCAACATCGTTTACGATCGACGGCGTAGCGGTCACCCCTAAGTGGCAAGGCGGCACCGCACCGTCAGCCGGTAACGCTAGCGCGATCGACGTATACAATTACGCCATTACAAAGACCGCCGCAAATACTTACACCGTGTTCGCATCTCAAACTAAGTTTGTATAAACATGGCACCGCTATTAAATACCTTCACCGGGCTAGCCGTTAAGGCATTAGGTTTTACACGCGGTTCTAATGGCGTTGCCTATTTCATCGCGAAATTCACCACCGGATCGACCAACACGGTCGCCAACGCAATCGCAACAATGGGCGCAAAAGTATTTTTAGGCGCAACCGACGGCGCGTATTCACCTTTTAGGTTCAGCCTCACGCGACTAACCGACGCCCTTTTGATCGACAACAGTTACGGCGACAGCAACAACACCGGCGCGGGCGAAGTCCGTCGCATCCACCCAACAGCATCCGGCGAAGCCTACATAACCGGAAGACCTAAGAACATCAGTTACTGGTCTACGCTAATCAAAACCAACGCCAACGGCACCCTAGCGTGGCAACGCGATTACACCCAATGGGGCAACGATTCGGGTGAAGTCGCAACCGCATCGAATGGCGATGTTTATTTCGGCACACACTCAACACCAACAGGCGGATCAACCCGAAACGTCGTAGTCAAATACAACTCATCCGGTACGATCCAATGGCAAAGGTTTGCCCGCTACGGTTGGTCGGTCGAAGGATCTCACGGCATGGCAGTAAACGCCTCAACCGGTGAAGTCTATAAAGCATGGTCGGGCGGATCCGACGCCTCAAATACATGGCCTTTTATCACTAAATGGGATTCAGCCGGTAACCATGTTTGGACTAAATCAATCCCTACCGGAAACGTCATTAACCAAGGCAACAACAACCTAGCGATCGACGGTAACGGCGACATCTACATCACCGGATCAGCCGGTTATCCGACCACCATCAAATTGAACTCGTCAGGCGTACAACAATGGGCTAGAACCATTACCACGCCGCCGACTACCGGTTCACGCCCATCTATTGCCGTAGATCCCGCCGGTAACTCGTACATCTATTTCGCCGTATCTAATCAGATCGTCGTAGTGAAGTACAACGCATCGGGCGCGATTCAATGGCAACGCGGTATGACCACCTCATTCATGGGAATCAATGCGCAAGCGCAGATCGCCGCCGACGCTAATAGCGTTTCATTCGTAGGATCAAGCCCACGCGCGTATTTCTTCCGTATGCCCGCAGACGGCACAAAGACCGGTACACACGTACTTAACGGCGAATCATTCACTTGGGCGGCAACAAGTTACACCGATTCGGCTTATACGATTTCTTTTGCCGATCAGATTTACGACACACGTGGAGCCGCTACCGGCACCGACGCGGGCGGTTCACACTCATTCACATCCAACTCATACACACTAGGAACGAAGGTACTCTAAGGGGCTATTTCATCGACCCCGAAGGTAACTACCCACGTCACGCAGG